GTTTGTATCCCCATCATCTAATGTCTTTGGAGTTCCTCTGCGGAATGAATCAAAGTCATCATCAACAACAGCCTTTCTCATCTTGGATGCTGACATTCCTTCAACACCTTCAGCATCAGCATCTCTTACACCGGCAGAGATGACACGTATCTGATTGAAATCATATAACTCACCATTGTATTTGGTAGCAAGATTTTCAAACTCTGCTTGACGGTCTGAACCTACAATAATATTAACGCTTCCATATCCTGCTTCACTAGCAGCAATCAATACATTAAAGATTGATTTCATCTCATCATCATTAATAATGTTCTCCTCAAAGTCAGGGAACATCTTCTTCATATAAGAAATCTTCATATCAGGATCCAATGGATTCTTCTTGGGGTCCTGTGTTCTTGATGGATAAATCTTCAGGTCTCCACCAGTTGCTGCTTTCTGTGCTGCCTTCAGAAGTTTCTCGTGTCCTACTGTTGGTGGATTAAAGCGACCAAATGCAACAGTCAAAGTATCAGACATCTCACCTTCTGCTTCTGGTGCTTCAGGTGCTGCCTTTGCTTTTGGTTTTTCTTCTGGTGCTGCTTTTGGTTTTTCTGGTTCTGCTGCTTGTGGTTTTGCTGCAGCAGATTTCTTTTCTGGTTCTTCTTGCTTCTTCTTACCTTTTTTATCAACGAATACAAGTTTTCCTTTTTCAGTAGTCGCAACAAAATTACCACGAGTGTCCAACCAACCACCGTGGCCATCACTCTTAAGGTTTAACTTCTTCGCCTGCATACTTGCCTGCGATTGTGCCTCACCTAAAAATTGGAAAAAACTTTTCATCTATATTGTTAGTCCTTATACTATATTTATCAAGCACGAACATCGAACCTAAAAGCAACTGAAGAGATTCCATCTCTTGATTTTGCTCTAATGTCTATTTTTGTTTTTTTCACCATTTGATTAATATATGCTTTGTCAATTTTTCCAAATTTAGTTGGAGATAACATATAGTTTGATGTAGCATCAGCGTTAACACCAAAATAATTTTTACCAGTAAGAGTTTCTTCTATTAAACAATACAAAAAATGAGGATCACTTTCAAGATATTCAAATAAATCCTCGATAAGTTTTGGTTTATTATTTGCTAACCAAACTTTATAATTTTTATCTTGTTTAATATTTCCACTACTGTCAACTAAATCCTTAACTATATTTGGTTTTCTTTCTCTTGCTTTGGGAAGATTTTTTTCAGTTAGAAGTTTTGTTGGAGTTGCAGCAATTTGTTCGATTAATTTTGACAATTTTTTACCCCTTTGACCTGGGCATTGTGCAGCAGTTGCAGACATTGCTTTTGCTGTGCTTGGGCCTTCTGCACTAGATAATTGAATAGGGCCTTTCATTTTTACAGAGCATCTTATAGCATTTGCTCCATTTTTTTGAAAAACTACATCTGTTTTTGGTTCTGGATCTCCAGCAATATTCAACTCATCACTATGGTATGCATGTGCCAATAAAGATGCATCCGATGCCTCTACAAGATCAACACATTTTTTTGCTTGAGAACCAACATCTCCAGTATAACTTTTTAAGTTTGGATGCTTTTGACTTCTCTTTTGTATTTCTGTATATGGAACTCCAGCCCTTACCAAGGACTCATATACTATAGCCCATTCTAGTTGAACACCTCTACCCTGTGCCATTTATACAAATACTCTTTCAAGTATTTAGAAATGGAGAATAGGAGACTCGAACTCCTGACATTTTGCTTGCAAAGCAAACGCTACTACCAACTGAGCTAATTCCCCAGAAAACCCCGAAGGGTCAGTTAGATTCTACCACAGTAGTGATAGCATCGTCAAGGTCAGTAATGACTTCACGAATTTCAAAGACACGCTCTGGACAATCAGCACCAATACTGTATCCTTTCTGTGCATCAAACAAAACTTGACGGACTGCTGCTGCAGCACGGACAGACATTTCTACGCTTACTTTACTCACAGGTCTCCCTCCAATTTATCAATCTGTTCTTCCAATTGACGCAATACACCTTCAGTAGTGTATGCTCCAGTAGCACTCTTGCGGCGTTCCATTTCTTCTTCAATCTTTTGAGTGATAGAAGCATGGCGGCGGATCTCTCCACCCATAGACATCATCTTCTTAGTCTGACTCATGCAAAACTGGAGTTGCATAAGTTCCATATCATCAAATTGGATCACAGGTCTCCCTCCTTACGATTTTCAGAACGATAAACATCAAACGCTCCTTCAGGATAACGAGCACTCAACTTCTCATAGTTCATTTCCATAATCTCACGGAAGTTAGTGTCAAGTGCCATACATGCTTGAGCAAGATACCACATAATATCACCAAGTTCACGCTTCATATGAAAGACACTTTCCTCACTGTAAGGTTTGCCCTGAAGGAAGATTTTTTTCACAACTTCAGTGAACTCACCTGCTTCTGCACTGATACCAAATGCAGCAGTCATCAGACGAGGAACATCAACATCAAATTCAACTTCTAGTTGACTCAAGCGGGAAATCAAATCTGCATAGTTAGTACTTGCAGGGCTTGTAGTTTGACGAACAAAGTCAATATACTTATTGCTATCAATTACTTTATTTTCAGTCATGGTAATCAGGAATAAAAGGTTCTAGTTCAGATTGGGGTAAAATTTGTTGTGCTGGCAGTTGCAAATCATCTGCCATTCTGACGTGAGGAACATCAACAGTTTTTGGTGAGTGAGGAAGATATACTTTATGATAAGTAAATCCAGAATACCTTTCACAAGTTGCTTTAGCATCTTCTTCGCTTCCACAGTGAAGATATCTCTCACCATCAAGATTTTTCACCTCAAAATAATGAGGAGTCTCTGTTCTTTTCAGAGCATCTTTTTTAAGAGTTAGATTAGAATTTGAATCCGTCAAATGATTTTTTTGGTTTTCTTTCTTCAAAATCATACTCTTCTTCTTTTCCTTTGTCAAGGATTTCATCTTGAGCACTCTGCTCACAATCATAAAGTCTCATTTTGGCACGGTCAATACCAACTACAAAACGTTTATGAATGGTTGGGTCGTTATATCTGTTCTTCAACTGCTTCACCATAATTTGTCCCAACTCTTCAAGCTCATCTGTAGAAATAAGGGCAAACATAAGATCAGCAGTAGCAGGGAGACCAAAGGATTCACTAGTATCAGTAAGTTCAACATCACTGCTACCATAACCAGAGCGAGTGGTCTGCGTGGCAGAAACGATAGGGACGTTTGCCTCAACAGCCAACCCTCGAAGTTCTTCAGCAATAGCTTTGATATAGCTATATGAATTGACAGTGCTATTCCCGCGATAGCGCGAGGAAGCACATATATTAAGGTAATCGATGAAAATAATATCAGGTTTAAATGACTTCTTAAGTGCAAGTTCATTAAGAAGTGCTTTAAAGTGTCCACTGTGCGCCGATGCTGTAGGATATTCTTTGATGATTAAAGTTCCCTGTGTTTTCTTAGCAAGGTTGTTTACCTTTGTATCAAACATTTGTTTGGGAAGATCAGTAATCTCTTGAATATTTACATTCAGAAGGTTTGCGTCAATTCGTTCAGCAATCTTCTCTTCTGCCATCTCCATTGTAATGTAGAGAACGTTCCGTCCTTGGAGCAGCACGGAGCTAGCCACATGGCACATGAATAGAGACTTGCCGACGCCTGTACCAGCAAGCGCGATGTTAAGAGTCTTGTTAGGTAAACCACCTTTTGTGATTTTGTTAAAGTATTCGAGATCAAACTCGATTTTGTCTTCCTTTCGATGGTAGAGTTCATATCTTTCTTCGTAGTCTGTTAGATAATCGTGTCCAATGTGAGTGTCAAATGATACTGAAAGAGCATCTGACAAAATAGTGGGAATGCTATCCCTATTCTTTTTTTCATCATTTCCATCAGCAATATGAATTGACTCCATAAGAGCAATATAAATTGCACGATCACGACACCACTTTTCAGTTGTATCAACCAACCAATTATAGTCGGTTGGAACGTCGTCCAAATAACTAATCAGTTTGGTAATTTCAGTAAAGGTTGTGTCGTTAATATCAGATCTCTTCTCTACCTCAATACAGAGAACTTCTTTCGTTGATGGTTGATTGTATTCTTGTACAAACTTGAGGATTTCTTCGAATACAATTTTTTGATTTGTATCCTCAAAATATTCTGCCTTAATGAAAGGAATTACTTTTCGAAGATATTCTTCATTATACAAAAGATTTCTTAAAATAAGAATTTCAACTTTGTCCATTATTACAACTTATTTTGTGGATTGTTCTTATGGTGTGGAAAGTCAAAGACAAAAGTTATCCTAACATTATCACCAATATTAACTGCCGAATGATTTAGTTTATTATTAAACCAGAAGAAAGTTCCTGGTTCAATAACAACTTGTTCATCACCAACAGTATACAGGTATTTCCCTTGAATGGAAAGATGGTATCTATCTTTGCTCAGATAGTAAGTTCCAAAATCAATGTGAGATCCTACTTGTTCACCAACAGGTAATCCCAAAAATGCACACCTTCTAATCTTATCAACCTTCTTAAATCTTTTTCCAAGAAGTTTAATAATCTCAGTGTGTCTTTCAAAAGCAGGTGTTTTAATACAGATTTCTGTATCGCCAACATAGTCATCTTTATTTTTTATTCCACCAACAATAAGTTGAAGAACGTCTGTTGTAACAAGATACTCAGTAGGATCAAGTTGTTCTGCTTTTTCTATTTTCTTTTGCGATCCCCAATCTTCAGGATACTCTTGAAGTTGTTTTAAAACTTTTGATACATCTATACCTGTTTCAATTATTTTTATATTGTTTAGATTATGATTTACCATAACTAAACTCTTGCTTTGCAATCTCATCAAGTTGCTGCATTACTTCTTCAGTGAAATAAACTTCTGGTTCTTTGAGAATTTGCTTAGCATAGATTTTTTTGCCGTCAATCTCATATCGTCCTGCGACATTCTTCCAGAGGCCGCCAATCTCACCGAGTTCAAGAAGACCGTAATAACGATCAAGACCACGCTCATCGTAATACAAACGTACCTCAACATCTTTGTTCTCCTTACTCAGACGCGACTTAGCAGTCTTAGCTTTGATAAGATTGCCGACAACTTCTGTTCCATCCTTCTCTTTCTTTTTGCTGAGATAGATGATTGTACTTGCTGCATATTTGAGGCCGCTGCCTCCGCCCATTTCTTTAGTTGGTACGTAAGATCCGATAACATCGTAGGTGTGGTTGGTAACAATCATTGGAATGTTTGCTTGACCCAACTTGAGGGTGAGCATACGGAATGCACCTTTGACCAGTTGTGATTTGGTCATGTCTCGGACTTGTTTGTCGTTGAGTGCGTCAGTAATCTCTTTCTCTGTGGAAAGCATCCCCAAAGAGTCTAGCACAAACATACAAGGTTTGCGTTCGTCTTCAGGTTTTTTTAAGTATATATCTACTGCCTTGAGTGCTTTACTACGAAACTCTTCGATAGTAACAACATTAACAACTACAAGACGATTTAAGTCAATACCCCTAGACTCAAGTAGGGATTTGTTAACAGCGGCTTCAGTATCAAAGTAGAGACAATAACCATCGGGGTTAGAATCAAGAAAATTCTTAACCACAGCGAGAGAAAAGAAAGTCTTTCCAGTACTAGACTCTCCAGCAATAGCAGTAATCTTATTCCCAGATACACCACCAAATACACTACCTGAGACCAGTGCATTAAAAATGTACGAACCTGTGTCAACATAAGTTTCAGTCTCATCAATGTCCGATGCTAATTTGGTATAGTCATCACCAATCTCTTTAACAATATCTTTTAAAAAATCCATTATGCTTTTTTCCATCCTTTATGAGAGTTTCTTTTATTGTTCCAGATGTTTGACATACAACTTTGCTGTAGATTTCTATCATAGCAGAATTGCGTCATATTATCAACCTCAATTATTTTACCTTCTGGAGAAATGAATTTATAAGTTTCACATCCCATTCCCTTTCTTATATTATTAATTCTTTCTGGACTATGTTTTTTTCCTTTTAGTGTATTACTTATTTTTTTTCTAACCTCCTCATTTACAACTTTCCCCCTTTGCGATTCTCCAATCTTTTTTTTATGTTCATCAGATAAAACTTTTCCAAGATTTGCATTTCTCATTTTTTCTTTAGTTGTATTGGAAATAACTCTACCACTCTGAACTTTTCTAATTTTAGATTTAAATTCATCGGAGTGTTTATATCCACCACTCCCTTCACCACCTTCAGTCAAATTTCTCAAAATACCAGTCCCCAAATCTTTTCTACCCAAAACGGAAATCATATAAATTTCGTGCTTAAATGCTTCTTTTTCAGTTAAATTCTGTTTGAGAATAAGTATTTTATCTTCTGATGGAGGAGAAAATACTTTTCCATTTCTTCTAAAATGCTTTTTAGATTTCCTGTTTTTTAATCCTTTACCGATATAATAAGGAGTTCCATCTTCACGCAAATAGGCATAAGTATAATATTCGCCCATGGACATACTTTACATAAAAAAACTTTCTAAAGTATTTATTTTAGTTACATTCCACCCAATCGCATCCAAGATAGACTTAAGTGGTTCTACAAAACTCTTCTCAAATTGTAAGTCATAATCAATGTATTTGTCAATTCCAAGTTCTTTAGGAAAATCTTGAATGAACGAAATTACATTCTCATGAAAAATATTTGGTTTTTTGAGATAGCAGAATTTAATTTTCTCTCCGTTCTGAATGAGAGAATACTTATTTG